ATTGCAGAGGGCACTTTACATGTTGATTTTATTCCAACCGATTGTTTACCTAAATCAAATGATTTAAATAAATCGACAAATTTAGGTCCTACTGATTTGGTCACTTATTTTGATACTGGTGTTTGTGGTTGGAGAACGTTTTATGTAGATCATTTACAACATTTACATATAATGGTCCATGGGAATTAATAAATAATATTATGCCAAATTATGAATATCGTTGCGACTAATGTGAAACCATATTTGAAACTCAACTTCATATGGTTGATTATTTATTTCCTGAAACTCAACCATGTCCTGAATGTCATGCGGAAAAATGTTTACATATCCATTTAACATCCGCGCCTGCATTAGGAGATGCAATTAAATTAGGAATTAAAAAACCACCAGCCTCTTGGACAAATGATGTTCTTGGTAAAATAGAACATAATGTTCCGGATCGTGTGGTTCGAGGTTCTGACGGAAAACTTCATGTAAAGAATGTATCTTTCAGTAAGTCACGATATTCACCAGGACGAAGTTAAGATTTTAGTTGACATCCATGTAAAAAACTGTCATACTTGAAACATGGGCAGACAAAAAAAAGAGAAGAGTTATCTTGCGGGAATAGATATTACACCCAAGAAAATTCGAAAAACAAATCGTTTATCTAATACCATTCTGGGCGGGTCAGAACCCGAATGGGAAATACCCAATCACTTATCAACTGAATCCGAAGCCCAAATGGAATTTGAGATTCAATTAGGAAAACATTGTAATTGGTATAATATTTTTTCAAGTGATGCCAAAAAGAAGAAGTTTTTGGTTGAATATACTCAACAGTATTTTCCAAAGTATGTGGAGAAAATAGAAAAACTTTCAGAAAAAACATTTATATGCGGCCGTCCACATGCAATAGCAATTGTAGCACGATGTATTATGCGTGGTGCTCCGTTGCAATATGATCGATTTGATAATAAATCCCGAGTGGATTCTTTTATTAAAGAAACGGTTGCTAAATTTGAAAGAGAAGAAAATAGACCTGCCAAAATCAGGGCCCGTGATTCCAAAGTATCTGAATGTATGGGAATTGTGGATGAAGCAATTGATAATTTATTGGTCAAGAAAAAGAAATGTGCCGATGATTGTATGTCGGATACTGTTTTAAAAGCAGGTGCATCTAAAATCCAGTTAACTCAAGTATCTAACCGATTTAGGAATTTAATAACCGAGTTGGATCAAATTGATTCTGATGAGGAAATTAAAGAAGCATATAAAAATTACACACCCGGAACGTTAAAGAAATTATATAATTGGTTAGTAGGTGCGCCTTCAGAAGAATTAATTTTTGCGGTAAAGAAAGCCCGCAAACCACGTAAAAAGAAACAAAAGAAACCAGAACAAATTTTGAAATTATTTGTATACCAAAAATCTGATCCGGAATTGAAATTAAATTCAATCGATCCAGAATATATATTAGGTGCTCAACAGCTTTGGGTATATAATACCAAGACACGTAAACTTGGTGTATATCGTGCAGAAGATGGTAAATCACTTGATGTATCTCGGAAATCAATTGTGAATTATAACGAAAAAACCAGCATCTGTAAAAAGGTTCGTAAACCTAAAGAAACAGTAGTTAAAGTTTGTGGTGAAGGTAAAGTAGGTCTGAAACATTTTATGGATAATATTAGAGCGGTCGGTACTCCTATGCGAAGTAGGATTGGTGATACGGTACTTTTATTGAGGGCGCTTAAATGAAATTAAATGCAAGGGCCGAGTGGATAAATACTATGATAGAATATTATCAACAAATATTTCCGAATACACCGGAACATATTTATTATAACTGGGCAGAACATACTGTAGATCATGCAGCCCATGCATTAGGAGATTATTTTAGTTTTCGATCTTGGAAGGTATAAAATGACTAATGATGAATTATTTGATATGAGAGAATTATATGGTTGTCTTAGATTTATAATTGAAACAGGTCAATTGTATAACCATGAAGATGAATTTTGTGGTTGTAATGGTTGTATGATTTATAGGATTTCGAAACGGATTGGAAAGAAATATAATTTTCATAATGAGGTATGAATATGTTGGATGAATATTATTTATTTTGTGAATTTTGTGGTGATATGTTAGATGAAAATGGTGATTGTCCATATTGTGATGAATATTATGAAGAGGATCAAGAATATGGGTATTTGGATGATATCCGTCCTGGTGTGGATTATGTTGATTATGATTGGATTGAGGAAGATGATATTTATAAAGAAGACTATTTATGATTAAAATTGTACATACTTTATCTTTTTACAATTGTAAAAATGATGATAAACCAGATGTTTTAATATTGAGTCCAGAATTTAATTCTAAATTTGATTATAATACAAGTAGTTGGGAACATGATGCAGAACCTGTTGTAAAATTTCTTAAAAACCATTTTTGTACTTCAACTTGTAATTTGATTGCCAATAAATTAAAACAATGACCAAATCTGATAATTTGGATATTACAGATGAATCTAAAGAACATGGAATCATTTCGGGTAAAGCGGTTGCAAATGATACAACTTGTTTTATGTATTTGACTGTTAATGCTGAAACTGTTGATGAAAAATATTTAAAACAAGAGGCCCAAACTTTTTGGATTCTTTATAAATATAATTGTAACCCCGAAGAAAATGAACCTGCGGTGAATAATGAAACTATTGAAAAAATTATTTCGTAAAATATTCAATATTAAAATATATAAAATTCCTAAACTTATTTTACGAGTTCCTAAATGGGACCGTTCTGAAGCAATGTTTGTTGCACCAGAAACATCTATAGCATTAACGGATGCTTATGATAGAATGGTTCGATTATCTAAAGAAGTTATTACACCATTACCAAATGATACTCCTGAAGATTTAGCATCTTTAATGAGTCAAGCGGCATGTGATAGAGAATTTGCACGGGTTATTGTATATCCGATTGATTATGAATTACGAAAGAAAGTGGAAGAATTATTACATTCCACAAAACAAGTGATTGTTAAAGATGCACAAAATAATGATGTAACAACTATTGTGAATTTATATCCTATGTTTGAATTTTTACCGGCATCTATTATTTCAAATGAGGAATTAAATTCCAAAACATTAATTTATAAATATAGAAGGTCAGGTTATGATAGGATTATTTAAACATTTATGGGCGTTTATTCAAGTGCCATTTAAACCAATACCAGAAGGTCTTTGGTGCGGTGAACCATTTGATTGTATCTTATCTACATTCCGGAAAATTGATAAGAATGGAAATTCAATTGTAAAATATTGGCACGAACCATTTGTATGTAATGGAAAATGTAAATATAAATGGGTGCGTGGGTATGTGGATTTTAAATTTAGTGAATCTACACCAACGATTACATTTGATGATTTTGATTAAAATGAGTACAAAGTATCGCTTGATGTGTTGCGATTGAACCTTGCGCTTGTAAACGCACGTAATGAGCATTTATTTAATGGCGCGCAGGGACCACCCTGGCCCTAATCCCTTGACATTTCAGTAAAATAATGATATAATAATAATGAGCAAATATATGATATTATTAGATCTTTCACAAATATGTATCAGTAACATATTTATGAATATTAAAAACCTGAAAAGGGTAAATGAAGAATTGGAAGAACATGAGTTTCCTGGAATGCCAGGAACTAAAATGCCACTTAACGAGGATCTTATCCGTCACATGATTTTAAATTCTATTCGGATGTATAGAACTAAATTTAAAAATAAATTTGGTGAAATTGTAATCTGTGTAGATAATAGACATTATTGGCGAAAAGAAGTATTTCCACAATATAAAGGTGATAGAAAGCAGAAAAGAGAAGATTCTGTATTGGATTGGAATCTTATTTTTGATTGTATAAATAAAATTAAAGTTGAACTCCGTGAATATTTTCCATATAAAGTAATTGAAGTGGCTGGGGCGGAGGCTGATGATATTACCGCAGTAATTGCCAAGCGGGAATATAAAGCGGAAAAAATCTTAATTTTAAGTGGTGATGAAGACTTTTTACAATTACAAAAATATCCAAATGTAAGTCAATATGCGCCTGTAAAGAAACAATTTCTTATATCCAAAAATCCAATAGAAGATTTACGGGCACATATTATGGTTGCGGGTGATGATGGTATTCCAAATTTCCGATCTTCGGATGATTCGAAAGTAAATCATATTCGGCAAATAACTATTCGTAAAGATGATTTAACCAGATGGATTAAAGAATCAAAACCAGAAAACTTTTGTGATATTAAAATGCTCCATGGGTATAAACGTAATCAGCAATTGATTGATTTTGATTTCATTCCCATAGAAATACAGAAAAAAATTATTGATGAATGGGAAAAACCATTTGAAATTGATAGAAAGAAATTAGTACCGTATTTTATTAAATATCAATTAGTGGAGTTGATGGATAAGATACAGGAATTTTAAAGATGACAGATAGAACTATAAAGGAACTTACTATGACGTTTACGATACCAGAAATTTTGGCAAAATTTAGAGCATGTACTACAGAAGATGAATTAAAAAAAGTGATTTGGAAGTACCAATCACCCGCATTAAAAATGATGTTTCAATATGTTTTTCATCCAAATTCGCATTTTTCATTTACTGAATTGCCAGATTTTAAACCGGATCCGGGGCCACTTGGATTGAGTCCAAATAATTTAACAAATGAAATGCGCCGGTTATATATTTTTATGGATTCAAAGAAAATAGATCATGATAAAAAAGAACAATTACTAATTCAATTATTAGAATCTGTTCATCCTACTGAGGCTGCATTGGTCGGTTGTATTTTCCGACATGATCTGGAAATTCCATTATTAACCAAAGAATTGGTACAATCAGTATTTCCAAAATTGATTAGATAATTAAATTATGGAACCAACTAAAGAAATAATTCCTGGTTTTAAATTACCAGATAATGAAATATTGATGATTGCGGAAAATCAACCACAATATTTAACACTTCCTGCCTGGAAAGGTCCGGAAGGATTGAGGGTAACCCGTTGGAAATTATCTTGGTCGGAGAGATTACAGATATTATTTGGTGGTAGTATTTGGGTAACTATTTTAACTTTTGGAAAGAAGTTACAGCCACTTAAATTAGAAACTACTTGTCCAATATCAGGTAGTACAATGGAAGATGAGGAATTATGAATGAAAATGAAATCGATCAAAATTTCCCTTCGCTAAAATCAGGGAATAAAACAATACCTTTTGGATGGGTACAATGGAAAGGTACTGATGTTTGTTTAGACATACATTGTGAATGTGGAGAACGTACACATTATGATGGAGATTTTTGTTATCATATCAGATGTGGTAATTGTGGTCGAATTTATGAATGTGACGGACATATAAAATTAAATCTTTTAAATTTTGAACCAGAATTTACAAAAACTAGTTATTGACATCCATAAATAGAAGTGATATACTTAATTTTATGATAAATGAAATACAAAAATACTTATTTCCAGGATTGATAATTTTAGAAAGTCTTGGGGCGTCTATTATGTATGGATTTTCAGGTGATTATAGACGCATGATTTATTGGTTTGCCGGGGCGGTTATTAC